TTCTTTGTAAATGTTTTCTGCAATTGCTTTCATCATCAGTGGAGGAACCATACGACCAACACGTTCAGTTTGTTGTGACTGAGAACCTGTAAGGATGAAGTCATCAGGTAGAGATTGAATACGTTTAAGTTCCTGAACTGTCAGAACACGATCCTCACCCCAATGGATAAGTCCACCACTTGCAGTAAGTGTAGGAGAAGGTTTGTGAATAGATGCTCTCTTGGTATTGAAACAATGTCCTTTCTCATGATAGTCCATACCAGTTAGAACTTTCTTAGGGTTCTTTGGCATCTTGTGGACTACACGTTGGTAGATACCACTGTTCAACATATGTTCAGTGAGTTTCTTGACATTCTCTGGATCATTCTGCACACCACCAATAATATCACCAATGGTTGTTTCTTTAGAAGATGTGGGTGGAAACAATGAAGATACTGTCAATACGTTTAGACCAACCTTCTCTGCGATGTCCTGACGAACAGCAATGAAGATAAGTCTTTCTCTACCCTGACCGACACCATGATAAGATGCCTTCATAACTTTAGATGTGACAAGATAACCAATGTCCTCAAAGGCATTAGTAATCTTCGCATAATAAGTCTTAGCCTCTCCAACTGTCAAACCTTTGACATTCTCACCAACAATCACCTTGGGTTGGATACCTTTGGCAACACGGATGAACTCGAAGAACAAGTCTTCAATATTTTCAACCTTCTTACCATCGGAGTAATTCTTAGTTTTACCCCAACCGTCAGAGTGTTTAGATCCTTCTCCACGACACATAGACCCTGCTACAGAGAATGCTGAACAAGGTGGTGACCCATCAAGAATATCAAGTTCTCCAGGTTTGATACCTGTCCTCTTTAAGAAGTCACCACCAGTCAATTGTTTGATGTCATCAGGAACAATGTGAGTAGATGGATAGTTTGCGGCGTAAGTTTTTCTTGCTTCTTCTACAAACTCATTGATACACAGAATCTTACCACCCGCAAGACGGTAACCAGTAGAGGAACCACCTCCACCAGCGAACGTAGAAATGACGGTGAACTTCTCTTGAGCCTCACCGTCATAAACATCTTGTAGATTATATGGAAATGTCATATCGTTTTTTCTTTTATTTAGCCCGTCACTTAATAGCAATAACTCCAACAAACTGATGGTTTCTCCAGAAGATTTGACAGTCCTTGAAACCAGCACACCATATCATAGACTTGAGTTCTTCCCAAGTATTTGGTTTCAACATATCACGAAGTTCTTTCTCCTTGTCCATGATCTCGTCCGCGGTGAATGACTTCTTCTTGTAGTCATAGTGATTGAAGGTCAACAGTTCTTGGAAGAACGCATTCTCACACATCAACTTCTCTGCGAAGATGAATGCACCACCTTCATTCAAACCATTATAGATCTTATTGACCGTATCTTGACGAGTTGTCTTGGGCATGAACTGAAGAGTAAAAAGTGAAGTCACCAAAGAACAGTTCTTGAACTCATAGTTGGTGACATTACCACGGACAAACTCAAGAATAGCCCAAGGGAAGTCTTTACGGACTTCCTTATACCTATCATCAAGATCATCATAGAACCCACCAGCAAGTTCGACACCTACGTATTGAGCCTGTTTACGTGACTGGTTATTGGCAAGGATCATCTTGGTAAGTTTACCAGTAGAACAACCCACATCAACGACTTTAGTATGATCTTCCACAAAGTATCGCGAGAACGATACAGTATCCTCCAGGAGGTTTGAGTAACCCCGAATAGATTTGTCAATATGATTATCGAAACCTTCTGGTGAATGTGCGAAAGAAAAGTCGTATGTCATTTTCCAACTCCGTAGTCTGGTGCAGCTTCTGTTTCAAGTTCACTAATCTCCTTTGCAGCTTCTTCAAGAGCAGATTCGATTTGTGTATCCAGTGTACTAATAGTTTCACGAATGTCAACAATACGTTGAGGGATACACGTCGGATCGTAAGTATATCCTTCCTGTTCTTTATATAGCACCTGGCGAATTGCAGCTGCTGTTCTTACATCAAGTTCAAGTTTAATCACAGGTCTCCCTCCTTACGGTTTTCAGAATAATGAACGTCAAATGTTCCTGCAGGATATCGTGCAGACAACTTCTCAACATTCATCTCAAGAATTTCGTCGAATGAAATGTCAAGAGCCATACACGCCTGAGCAACATACCACATAATGTCACCCAGTTCACGTTTCATGTGAAACGCATTATCTTCGTTGTAAGGTTTACCTTGAAGGAAGATCTTCTTTACAACTTCAGTAAACTCACCAGCCTCTGCACTGATACCAAGAGCAGCAGTCAACAGTTGAGTCACATTTGCGTCATCCTTAACCTCAAGTTCACTCAGTCGAGCAGACAAAGTGGGCCAGTCTAGACTTGGTTGACTTGTGGTCTGGCGGACAAATTCAATATATTTTTGAGGATCAATTTTATTTTGAGACATAGTAAAAGTCATGGGTTAAATGGTTCTTGTTGAGTATCAGGTAAAATTTGTTGAGGTGGTAACTCGGGATCACCAGGTATTGTTGTGTGAGAAACATCTACAGTTTCTTGAGGAGGAAAGTATATTTTAACATAGGTATAATCATATGCCCAGTTTCTCTCACAGATTTCTTGTGCGTATTTTTCAGACCCACAATGACAATACCTATTACCTCTTGTATCTCTCACTTCAAAATAGTGAGCAGGTTCATTTATTACAAGTTTAGATTGTAATTCTCTTGTCGTAAGTCCCATATCAGAACTTAAATCCTTCAAAGGATTTCTTTGGTTTATCATCGTAAGTATACTCCTCTTCTTGTTTATTGTCAAGAAGATCATTCTGTGCGACTTGTTCACAATCAAACAGTCTCATCTTAGCACGATCAATACCAACAACAAATCTCTTGTAGATACTCAGATCGTTGTATCTGTTCTTCAATTGTTTCACCAGTATCTGTCCCAAGGATTCAAGTTCCTCGGTAGAAATAAGGGCAAACATAAGATCAGCAGTAGCAGGGAGTCCAAAGGACTCACTAGTATCAGTAAGCTCGACATCAGAGCTACCATAACCAGAACGAGTGGTCTGCGTGGCAGATACGATAGGGACGTTTGCCTCACAAGCCAGTCCTCTAAGTTCTTCTGCAATAGACTTAATAATCGTATATGAATTAACATTGCTGCCTCCCCGATACCTAGAGGAAGCACAAATATTAAGGTAATCAATGAAAATAATGTCAGGTCTAAATGACTTCTTAAGTGCAAGTTCATTAAGAAGTGACTTAAAGTGTCCACTGTGTGCAGTCGCGGTTGGATATTCTTTGATTATAAGAGTGCCCTGAGTCTTTTGTGCGAGGTTTGTCACCTTTTTCTCAAAAGTCTGTTTGGGTAGTTCAGTAATATCTTGAATATTTACATTCAGAAGATTGGCATCAATACGTTCCGCAATCTTCTCTTCTGCCATCTCACAAGTGATGTACAAGACATTCTTATTCTGAAGAAGGCAAGATGATGCCATGTGACACATGAACAGAGACTTACCTACACCTGTACCTGCAAGAGCAATGTTTAGGGTCTTGTTAGGTAGACCACCCTTAGTGATCTTATTGAAGTACTCAAGATCGAATTCAATCTTGTTCTCCTTCTTGTGATACAACTCAAATCGTTCTTCATAATCATTCAGATAATCGTGACCCACATGATTATCAAAACTGACACTAAGTGCATCAGACAGAATAGAGGGAATTGCATCAGGAGACTTCTTGTCATCCTGACCATCTGCAATCTGAATCGACTCCATCAGAGCAAGATAGATTGCACGTTCCTTACACCACTTCTCTGTGGTGTCACATAACCACTCAAACTCCTGTGGTTCCTCAGTCAAGTTACTGACCAAGTGAACCAACTCTTTGAATGACTGTTCATTGATATCATTCCTCTTTTCAATCTCAATACTCAGGACTTCCTGTGTAGGTGTCTCATTGTATTGATTCACAAAACCAACAATCTCCTCGAACACAATCTTCTGATTATGATCTTGGAAATATTCTGATCTGATAAAGGGAATTGTTTTTCTTAGGAACTCTTCATTGTGTAGTAGATTCTTGAGAACAAGAAATTCAACTCTCTCCATAACTAAATTCTTTCCGTGCAATTTGATCTAACTGTTCCATCACCTCAGGGGTGAAGTATGTCTCAGGGTCTTTCAGAATGGCCTTGGCATAAACCTTCTTACCATCAATCTCATACCGACCTGCTACATTCTTCCACAGACCACCAATTTCTCCAAGTTCTAACAGACCATAATATTTGTCCAGTCCTCTCTCATCATAGTAGAGACGAACTGTGACATCTTTGTTCTCTTTACTCAGACGCGACTTAGCAGTCTTTGCCTTGATAAGGTTTCCAACGATTTCTGTTCCATCTTTTTCTTTTTTCTTTGAGAGATATATGATAGTAGAAGCGGCGTACTTAAGGCCACTGCCTCCACCCATCTCTTTTGTAGGAACATAAGAACCGATAACATCGTAGGTATGATTGGTTACAATCATTGGAATGTTTGCTTGACCCAACTTCAAAGTCAACATTCTGAATGCACCTTTGACTAGTTGAGATTTAGTCATATCTCTTACCTGTTTGTCATTCAATGCGTCAGTGATCTCCTTCTCAGTTGATAACATACCCAAGGAGTCTAACACAAACATACATGGTTTGCGTTCATCGACAGGTTTTTTTAAGTATATATCAACAGCTCTTAGTGCTTTGGATCTAAACTCCTCAATTGTTACGACATTCACAACAACTAGACGACTTAGGTCAATACCACGACTCTCAAGAAGAGATTTATTAACTGCTGCTTCAGTGTCAAAGTACAGACAGTAACCGTCAGGATTACTATCCAGAAAATTCTTAACCACAGCGAGACTAAAGAAAGTCTTGCCAGTAGAAGACTCACCAGCAATGGCAGTAATCTTATTCCCAGATACACCACCAAATATACTACCTGAAACAAGTCCATTAAAGATGTACGAACCCGTGTCAACATATGATTCTGAGTCGTCGATGTCTGCGGCAAGTTTTGTGTAGTCATCTCCAATCTCTTTTACAATATCTTTTAGGAAATCCATCAGCCAAAAAATAGTTCTAGGTTTACAGTCTTCTCAACATTCCATCCGATTGCATCAAGAATAGTCTTGAGTGGTTCAAGGAAAGCTTTGTTGAATTGTAGTTCGTAATCGATATATCTGTCAACACCAATCTCCCGTGGAAATTCTGAGATGAATGAAATCACATTCTCTCTGATTGGGTTGGCTTTCTTGAGATAGATGAACTTGATCTTCTCACCATTATTGATCTCAGAGTATTTGTTCTGGAGACCATATTCTTTAATGTAGTGATTATATAGAAGAGCACCACGAACATGAATGGGAGAACCCTTTGCATAGATCGTAGAGTGACTCTTATGTTTCTTTACATCAGATACTGAACGGGGAAATGCAATCTCTTCGGGAGGTAAGTTGTTGAACTTCGTTCTTGCATCATCAATGAACTTGATGACATCATCTTCTGTACCATTCATCATCAACTTCAGTGCATCCTTAATCATTGTTCGACAAGGAGCAGGAGTCGATGATTTCACCGCCTCAATACCCATAATCTTGAGTTTAGGTTCTGAGTAACGAACACCTTCACTATCCCAGACATTGAGAATATATCTCTTCTTTGCTGTCCAGATTCCACGGTCTGCAATGTTCTCCCGTTTCATCTGCATCTTCTGGTCATAGGCGTTCACATACGTCGCGAGTTCCTGGTAACTCTTCTCGATAAATGGTTCCAGTTTCTCTTCACAGACCTTATTAAGTAGGCCGACAACTGTTGTTTTGTCGCCAGACTTAGAACTAAGAAATTTATTAACAACAGGTCCAAAATTAATATAGATTGAGTCAGTGTCAGATGCAATGACATAATCTACTTCTTCCGTTTGTAACAGGTTATTTAGATACCCATTTACCTTATTCTCAATCCAACGAATGGATGTTTGTCCTGAGAGTGTGATGGCTTCTGCGTTTGCAAGTTTGAAAAAACGGAAGTATTGGTTGCCAATTGCACCATAGCAAGAGTTCAGTGCAATCTTACGAGCCATCTGGAAGTTGTTGAACTTGGCAATATCTTTGACTGCCTGACCTTTCATCTTGACCAGCATGGGGTCATCACGATTCTTGAGTTGACTTTCAATATCAACCAACTTTTGTTTTGCAGCCAACATCTTCTTCTTGAAGATCTTACGTTCTGCATACATCTTTTCCATCAGTTCGGGCATAAACCCTTTGATGTCCTTACGGAACATTGCACCGTTGGCACAGACTGCATAGTCCTTATACATCTCAAAAGTGATCTCTTTATTCAGGATCCGATCGATGGTTGCAGATGGGTGTTTCTCCTCTACCAGTGTCTCAGGAGAGATGTTGTACTGCATCATCAGGTGAGGGTACAGGGAGTTCAAGTCAAACGACACCACCCAGTCATAGACACCAGGGACAGGTTGTTTCACATACGCACCTTCATACCTCTCAGACTTCTCTGAACGGTCGCGAGGAGGAATCACAATGTTTCTCTTCTTAAGATAGTTGTAGATAATCGTATCCCACATACGAACCTGATACATCACATCGACAAAGTTCACCTTGGCGTCATATGCCATGGTCAATGCCAACTCAATCAGTTTCATCTTGTCTTCCAAACGGTCAACAAGTTCCACGTCAATGATGTTGTAATCTACAAACTTCTTCCAGTTA